TGGCGGTCGGAGTCAGAGGTCGTCGTTGATGTGGAAGTAGGCTTTGAGCCGTTCCCTGTCCTCGCGTTGACGGCGGGTGAGGTTGTGCGTCGGGGTTGGCGGGCGGAGCGGGTCGTGCTCGTGGTCGAACCATGGGCGTTTCTTTTGCTCGGGAGCGGTCAGCCACATGGCCTGTTCGGCTCCGTCGGGCACGTAGACGGCGTTCTGCAACGCCATCCACGAGTGGCTCGTATGGTCTTTGAGGATTTCGCGGGTCAACGCCCAGGCGAGTCCCCAATCGACTCGTGGACGTTGGCCTTCAACCCATTCCCGGAAGCGTACGGGCCTGTAGATCTGCCCGTACGCTCGGATCCAGTCGTAGGCTAGTGCCGCGCGATTGTTGTTCCAGAGGTGGGCGAGGTAAACGCTTTTGGGTCCAGTCCGGATTCCTCGGCCCACGCCTTGATGGTCGCGGTGAGGTAGGCCATCGGACGTTTGGTCTTGCGCAGCACGTTCCAGAAGTTCGGCTGCATCGTCTGGAAGTAGGCGAGGAACGTGCTCACGCAGGCCGTGGTTTCCTCGTCGGAGAGCATTGGCTTGCTTTTGACCAGGAGGATGGCCTGGACGAGTTCGATGGGCAGTTCCGCGTTGTTGAGGTTCGGCAGGTCGAGTTTCACGCCGGCGACCTCGAGGTGCACGTCGGGTTTGAGCTCCTCGGCGTCGGAAAGGTCGACTTCGACCATGTGGTAGGTGTTGTCGCTCATGTTGGCTCCGTTCTGATGTTGGCGGTTGGTAAAAGGATCCCGTGCCGTCGACCGCCATCGGCGGCACGGGAAGAATCGATGGGCTACTTGGCGTCTTCGGTGACGAGGCCCCATGCGTGGAACTGTTCGCCGTTGGTGCCCTTGAGCATCTTGAACGTCATGCTGAAGTTCATGATCTCGCTGGATTTCAGGCTCACGTCGTCACGGTCGCTCACCTTCGCGTTGGTGCCGTACAGGAGGAACGGACGGTCCTGCTGGTCGAGCGCGACCAGGACGAGGATCCACTCCTTCTTCAGGCCGGCGCCCTTGATGCTGATGCCGCCGTCGGATTCCACATCCACGTCGAAGTAGGCCGACACCACATCCTTGCGGCCCTCCATCGCGGCGAGCTGGAGCGTCCAGTAGCCCGGATCCGTGTCGGACAGCACGATGTCGCCGTTGTGGGCCTTGTAGTCGGTGCTGTCGCCCGGCTCCGGATGCAGTACGGCGCCGTCCTCCGTGGAGTAGCCGATAGGCTTCTTGCTTGCCGGCGGCGTCCAGTTCACTCCGGTCGGAGCCACGAACGTGCTGTCGCCCTTGGGGAACAGGAACAGCGCGTAGTTCTTGATCAGGCGCACGTTGCCTGCGGTGTTGCCGCTGGACACGTACCCGTAGTCGGTCGCGCCCTGCGCGGCGACGGTGGTTTCTTCGTTGTTGTCAGACATTCGTCTGCACCTTTCCGTTCTTCGCGTGTGGCGGCACGTTGTCTTTGGTTGTGTTTCAGTTGACGGTGACCTCGAGCAGGAGCACGCCGTACGCGCACACCAGTCTCTTGTCCTCGTCCGTCATGCGTACCGGCCCGGATTCGAGTGACGCGTCGATGAGCGGCGCGACGTTTCCAAGCCCGATGATCTCCCTCGCGATGGCCGCCCACACGCGTGCGGCCTTGTCCCAGTCGCCCGTATGGTCCTCTCTCATGCATCGCACGCTCAACCGCAGCCGCACGTACTGCGAGATTGGGGTGCTCATGCCTTGCATGGAGTCGGCCAGCGTGGCTTCGGTGAAGGGAGGTTCGAGGTCGCTTCGTTCGATGGTGTCGAACGTCACGTCCGGGAACAGTGTCCTCAGTTTGGGCAGGAGCAGGGGTTCCGTGCGCCGGGGAGTGACCGGGATGCTCATACGCGCATCCTTCCGAGCGTGTCCTCTAGCGTGCCGTGCGCCTTCTCCACCGGTGCCGGGCAGATGATCGCCACGCCGCTACGGTTCTTGCCGTCATGGTCGCGGACCATGCACCGGCTGTCGGTGACGGCCTCGTTGGCCGAGTCACGCATGCGCGAGCGCAGCGTCTCGTTCTTCAGCACCTGCTGGCTGAACGCCTTGCGGTTGAATACGAATCTGCATCGTTTGGCCATGCTTATCCTTCCCGTTCGCCCACGGTGATCACGTCGCCGACGTGGCGCCCGTGGAGGTTGTCCCACACCTGCGGCTTGCCCTTGACGGGCAGCAGCCGGCCCCTGACTTTGATCAGGTCGGTGGCCTGGATGCCGGTCGGCTGGCTACCGCGGATGCGGATCGTGTATTCGATGGTCTGCGGGCTGGCGTTCTCCTCGGTCTGGTCGGTGGTGGAGTTTGGTTCGACCAGCGCCTGGAATGTGCCGACGGGGACGGGCTTGCCCTGGATGGGGTTGCCGTCCGTGTCGGTGGTGGGCTGGCCGCGCCAGATTTCGATGGTTTCCACTAGGACGTCTCCCCCGTTGCCATGTCGACGCTGAACGCGCGCTGAGCGTTGATGCCAAGGATGCGTTTCTCGTCGTCGCGCAGCCAGAGATCGCCGGTGGGCGCTCCGAAACTGTATTGTTCGCTGAAGCTGCCGGTGGTCTGGTTCATCTGCGTGATGCCGCCGGGAATGTCGTACGGGTCGGCCTGCATGATTCTGCGGACGATGTCGCAGGTGATCTTCGTCAGCAGGCGTGGCCGTTCTTCGAGGAGCCGCCGCCAGATGGGCGAGCGTTCCTTGATGTAGTCGGTTACGTCCGCGAGATGCGTGTCGGCTTTCTGACGTTCCTCGTCGGTGAGCTTGTGCCACCTCCGTTCGAGGTCGTCGGAGGTGGCGAACATGTCCGGTTCGTCCGTCATGTCGGACTCCGTCAGGCGGTGAGCAGGACGAAGCGGTTGATGTCGCGGATACGGAACCCGACTTCGATTTCGATTCGGACGGCGAACATGTTGTGCTCCCACAGGTTTACCTGCTTGCCGTCGATGGTGATGGACGCCTGGTCGGAGATGCTGGTCTGCATTCCTTCGACGGAGCCCCATGCGGCGGAAGAGAATTCTCCGCACACGCCAAGGATCTCTGCCTTGGCAGGTCCCGGTGTCTCGCTCACGGCAGGCACGTGCACGCCCTTGCTGATGTAGGTGCGGTTGCCGAGCACAGTACTCACGTCGGAGGCGGCGGTGCCGTTAAGGAACAGGGGGCGTCCGTTGTTGTCGGTCGCCTGACGGAGCACACTGCGCCCCTGAGTGCTCAACGCCCAACCGTCCACGGTTCCATCCGCTTCGGACACGAGGTCGTCGGCCTTGTTCAGGTTCTTCCACACATCCTTGCCGATGCTGACGGTCTGCGCGCTCTTCAGGGTGTCGAAGTCCGCTCCCGGAGCGTCGACGAGACCCATGATGGTCTTGTCGAACGTGCGGGCGATGGCTCCCGGACCCTTCGCGACGACTTGGTCGTAGAGAGCGCCGAAGTCACGGCGGAACTGGTTGGAGAACGGCATGATGACCGCGATGGTGTACGGCAGCATGTCCTTCTTGCCGAAGGTGACGCCGCTCTTCGGCTTCTCGGCGCCCTCGTTGACCCATGCGGCCTCCGGGTCGCCGATGATGATCGGCACGCGAGCGCCGTTGCCGGGCAGTTTCATCTCCGGCACGAGCTGCATGAACGCGCTCTGGTATTTTGCGGTCTGCCAGATCTCCGCCTGGGTTTCAGGGGTGAGGTCTAGACCGTTGCTTTTTCGGGTCATGGACGGATCTGTCATGGTTTGTCCTTTCAAATGAATGTTGTTTGCTGGTTGGCTCACAGGAGCGTGTTGCTCATGGCGTTGACGAAGTCCTCGCGGCTGGAATGTTTAGTCTTGGCCTGTCCGGTGCGGGCGCTCTGGTCCGCGACCGTTCCTCGGGAACGCATGTCGGCGAACACCTTCATGAGTTTCTCGGCGTATTCGCCGATCTGCTTCTCGTCGTCGCCCGCGAGGACGCTCGGGTCGGTGATGCCGTGTTTGGCCGCGACGTTGGCGCGTATCGTGGAGAGCTCCTTCTCGTGTTCGGCCTGTTTGGCTTCGCTTTTGAGCTTCTCGTTCTCCTCGAGCGCCTTGGAGAGTTTCGATTCGAGGTCGGCTGTCTGTCCGGCCTTCTCCTTGAGCTCCTCGTAGTCGCTTTTCCTGCCGCGTTCCCTGCCGAGACGCTCGTTGATTATGCGGTCGACTTCCTCCTGGGTGAAGGTCCTCGGCTTCGCGTTGTTCACGTCCTTTGGGGCCGGAGTGCGCTGTTCCGGCTCCTGTTGGCCGTCTGCGCCGGTCTGGTTTTCTTCTGCCATGGTTGGTGGCTCCTTTGCTTGTTCTTGGTTTCCACGCCTGACGCCGGCGAGTTGACGGCCATTCTTGTTGGTTTCGCGCATGGCTGCGCCCCGCCCCATCGCTGGGGTGTGAAAGGTAAAAGAAAAGCCATCACGTTTCGACGTGATGGCTTTCTGGGATTCAGAGATTTCCCAGCGCTTTTCTTCGCGCGTATTCGGACCGCAGCTCGTCGGTCGACACATAGTCGCCGACGGACCAGCGCTTCTTTCCTTCGTTCCTGACCCATTCATATTCGTCCTGCGGCATGGAGATATCGCCATACTTGCGTTTGATTTCCGCAAGATGGCGCTCATCGGTGACTTCCTTCAAATCACCGGGCATAAACGTGAAACGGTCGGAACGATCCATAGGCTCAATCATAGCAGTCTCAGATAAACGATCGGTCTGCCGTCGGATGCTCCAAGCCCTTCGAAACGAAGAGCCCTTCCTCTCGGCAGAAGAATTTCGTATTCTCCCGGATGCTGAGTGATCGGCTCCACATACACGCCGGCGCTTCCCGGCGGTACCAGGATTCTTGTGGCGATGCGGTCTTCCCCATCAACGTCAATGCCTCCCTCCTTGATGCTGGTGGCCATGTAGCCGATGTGTTCGAAGGTGCGACCGGTATTCAAATCGAAAAGCGACTCCATGTCGTTGACGTGGAACGTCGACAACCGCATCTGCCTGTCGACCGTGAAACGTTCTCGGGTGATATGGTCGGATATCGCTTCGTCGATGCATTCGACCTGATGGATGACGTCTTTCGACGGGTTTCGTCCGCCGAACAGGTAGCCGTTGATACTTTTGTAGCTGTCTCCGGTCCAATCCATCAAGGCCGCGATCTTCTCGTCGTTGGAGAATCTATCTCCAGGCATCCTGACGCTATAATCCGACAATCTCGATAGTTCGGAAGCACTGATTGGAATCGATTTGCCGCTCCATCGAATCGTCGGTTGGGCAGTCACACCATCATTGACCTCATCGTGATAGATGCGTCTCAATTGGGCTAGCGTGTCACGCCAGTCGCCGTCATCGCCGGCCGCAGCCTTGGCTGCCTGGTACATTTCACGATACTTGTCCGGATCGTATCCTTTGAGTTTGCTGCTGCCCCAGCTTGGCACGATGTCGCAGTCGCAGTCCGTATGGTATTGCATCTGCCGTCCGGCGGTGTCCTCGCTCAGGTAGGCGAAGCCACGCGAGGCGAGCATAAGGCAGAACGCGCATGTCTTAGCCCCTCGCGGCACACGCGCCCAGCGAGGCTTGGTGGGATCGTTGGCCACAGCCCTCTGCATGGTCAGCCGCCCGACGGTCTGAATCAGATTCTGCACGTATTCCAGCGCCTGCTCCTCGTCAGCGAACGTGGGCCACAGGTCGTCGATGGTTCTTCCGGCGTTGTTGTGAACGGCTCCGTTTTCATCTGGAATGACATCCTTGTAGTGCAATCCCATGAAGTCAGTGTTGTTGAAACCGCCTTCCATCTGCCAGACCGCGCGGTCGGCGGTGACGGAAGGCGGCTCGTATTCCGGCATATCGATTCCGCCGTACTGCGCCCACAGGTCGCGTACGTGGCCGTAGTAGTCGGATGCGAGCCTGCTGGCGGCGTCGGCATACCGGTTGATCTCCGCTTTGATGAGCTCCTGGCTTTCACCGTCCCAGACGAGGCCCGAGACACTGTTGCCGGCCTCCTTCTGCAGGCGGCTCATGGTGTCCGTGTAATCCTCGTACAAATCATTGAGGTCGAGTTCAAGCCTTCTGCGTCGTTCCGGCGGCAGGTTCAGACTGTTCGGGCTCATTCATACCGCCTTCCCTCGCCGCCGTATCGGTCTGCTGCTCCGTCTGTTGGCGCATGCCTCGAATCTGATCGAGTACCTGACCGGCCTGGGCCTTGCGCTGGTCGGCCTTCAGCCGGACGATCTCGCTTCGGCTCAATCCGGCGCGTGTCATGCCGACCTCGCTGTTGGCGAACGAGTCGATGCTTCCAGCGAGCTTGCTGAATGCGTCGGCGCTCATGGAACTCGACGGCGTGTTCGGGTTCTTCCAGTCGACCTGCAGTTTCATCAGCTCCTCGTCGGGCACGGATGGATCCTGCATCCGTGCCACAAGACGGGCTGCCTGCAGGATCGATTCACCGAAATCCCGGTCGCAATGGCGCGCCTCGATAATCAGGTCCTCACGTTGTGCCTCGGTCGCGTCGGCGGACGTCGGGTTCGCGTCGGACACGATGCCTAGCGAGCTGGCTGGAATGTTCATCGCACTGGCGAACATCGCCGCCCAACTTTTCAGCATCGTCAGATGCGGGTCCATACTCGACGCGGCCAGTTGCGTCACGGTCGGGGACTGCCCGTCGATGTCCTTGCTGATCATGTTGTAGCGACCCATATAAAGCTTTAACGCGTCGTCCGTGCCCAACGAGGCGAGTTCTTCGGAAGTGCCTGTCAGCAGGATTTTTGGGAACGCGTAGAATTCGGCATTCGCTTCGGCGCGCACGATGGTGCGGTTCGCGCCGTCGATGATGGCCATAGCGTCCCGGCTGATGCGGGAGCGTCCGAACGGTTTGACCTCGGTAGCCTTGTAGGCGAGGCGGAACACACTGCACTCGTTGTCGATGGTGGGTTGCTCATCGTCCACGCGCCACCAGTAGCCGAGACGGCGCTGCACGCTGATGTTGCGGTCGGGCATGTAGAGCACGAGTCCGGTGGCCTCATTGTTGTCGTCGACGTCGGTGATGGCCATGCACGCCCTGACCCGCCGGTTGGGGTAATCCCAGACGGCGGCCGAGCTTTCCGCGGTATGCGTGCGGATGAGCGGTCTTCCTTCGAAGTCCCGGACGACGCTGAGGAACGAACAGCCGTGAATGAGCGCAGTCTGGATGGCCTGCTGCAGAACGCTAGTGAATCCGATGCGGCTCATGAAGTCCTGCAGTTCGAACGGGTCGTCCACGCCCGGCGAGACGAATCCCTCGAACACGCAAAGCTCGGCGAGCATATCCACAGCCTTGCGCGCCCACCCAAGCGGCGTGTAATGATCCTTGATGGACTTCGGCACAGTCAGTCCAAAATCAACCAGTGGCTCCTTGGCCTCGTAGTAAGCGGTGAGTGTTCGGTTGCGGCTCGCATGGCGCGTCCACACCTCGGCGAGTTCACGCAGCAACGCGTTCTCCTCACCGGAGAGTCCGTCGATGTGCGTCGGTACGACGAGTTTCGGCACCGTTCCGGCTCCTCCCGTAGGTTTCCACCCGTCCGGCGCTGCCGTTGTCTGGATGTCGCTCATTTAGATTCCTCCGATGATCTGTCGTCTTCCCGGATGTCGCTTCGTCGTGCACGCCCCGTACAGGGCGAGTGTGGTGGACACGAGCGGGGTTATGTCGATGTCACTGCCGAGTTTGTTCCAGGCGATCGCGCCGGACTGTCCCAATGGGCGCGTGGTCGCGCCCTTGACGGCTGCGGCCAGCTGCGGCTGGTATTCGTCCCGCGGGTGCTTGAGCGTTCCGGCTTTGAGCATGTCGAGGAACCGGCCGCATGCTCGGCCCATCTCCTGCATGTTCGTGACCGTGACCTTCACATGTGCTTTCTTCAGTTCCGGCAGCAGGCTCATGGCGGGCGACTGCGCGTCGATGACCACGCTGGCGGTCTTCGGCCAGCGTTCGGCGAGCCAGTCCACGGCCCACATGGTTCCCGCCTGCCGCGCGTCCTTGATGTTCGCCATCTGGACGATGGCCGAACCGTCCGCGTACCGTAGCGCCGCTCCGATGGTCAGCACGCTCCTGTCCGGAGGCATGTCGATGCCGAAGCTCACCGTGCCGCCCTCGGGCACGTCGTCGACGGCCGCGGCCTGCCACAGGTCGGGACTGATGGCGTATGCGGTGGAGGTCTCGTCCCATATGCCAAGCGCCTCACGACGGAATGAATCGTCCGACAGGTTGTTGCGCATGCGCATGATTGCCTGTTCGCTTGTACGTTCCGGATAGCTGGGATTCGCTTTAGCCCACTGTTCGCGGTCGTCCGGATCCGCGTCCTTGTCGGCGGCGAGCTCCACGTAGAGGAGGTTTCCGTCATGGTTCAGCGCATGCATGCGTTTCTCCGTGAACGCATCGCACTGGTCTCCCGGCTTGGGTGGATTGCCCATATACACGACCAGGGGGTTAGGACTCGTGTTCAAAACCGGAATCATGTTGTCCATCGCGCGCACTGTGAGAATCTGCGCTTCGTCGAACACAGCCACGTCCACGCTGTGCAATCCTCGGCCGAAGCCGTTTTCGCGGGCGCCGAACATGATGCGGCTGCCGGACGTGAACGTGATCTCCTGTTGGCCGTTTGCTCTGCGGATGCGTTCCACGTACCGGCCGAGCACTGGATTATGCTCCATCTCGCACATGTCCACGAATGTCTCGTCGCTGGTGCGCGTATGGTGGGCGGTCCAGATGGCTTTCAGGTTCGGTGTGAGTATCGCCTTGAGGAACAACGCGGTGCCGACGGTGAAGGTCTTGCCGATCTGCCTGCAGCTGGACAGCACGGCGCCGTCCGCGCCACACGCATACTTGCCTTCCGCGTTCTTGGCGAACAGAAGCCACAAGAAGCCCTGCTGCCACAAGTCGAAACGGATGCCGGCCTTGCGCGCGGCTTTGTTGATTCGCGTGAACTCGCTGCCGACGATGCCTTCCGGCTGGCGGAGGACCTTGGCGATTTCAGACAATCGACGCTCCGACATCGTCCGTCACCTCGTCTTCCTCATCGTCCAGCAGGTCGGTCAGGCCACCGACCTGGAGTGATTCGATGCGTTCGCATACGTCGATGAGCTGGCGGCTGATCGCAGGCAGTGCGTTTGCCGGTGTGGACGTGTCATCCATGGCCTTCTGCAGTCGGTCACGGTTGGCGCGCAGCATGTCCAGCATGCTGCCGTCCATCATCCTCTCGAAGCTCCGCTGGTCGAGATCCCTTTCCGGCTTCTGTTTCGTTTCCACGGCTTTGACGGGCGGCTTACCGTTCCGGTCCTGTGCGGGCCGATTCTTTTTCCGACGCCGATAGTCTTTCTGCCTGCATTTCGCGGAGCAATATTTCTGTTGGCTGCCCTTACCACTTGGCCTAAATTGCTTACCGCATACTTCGCAAATCATTGCGTTTCCTTCATTCCAAAACCAGTGAGGAACCCGAGTTCTTCGCGCAATCTTGTTGCAGCAGCTTCCGCCCGTGCAAGCGTCTTGAATGGACCTCTCTTGTATGCCTTCCTATTCTTGATAACCTCAACTTGCCATGCTTTTCGATCGTTACGCCAGTAGACACCACGGATTCCGGATTTGCTGTTCTTATTACAGGAAACACGATATTCGGAATTCTCCTGAACCGTTACTGCTCTCAAATGGTCTGGATTAACGCATGAACGGTTGTGACAGATATGATCAATCACCATCCCATCTGGGATAAACATGTTATGAGTCAATGCATATGCGAAGCGATGTGCCGGAACGGACGTCTTTGCCAGACGGAATGTGCCATATCCCTTTGGGTGATGAGCACCGTTCCATTCCCAACATTTACTAGGGTCAGTGCTTCTGAAGTATTTATTAAATCGTTCTATGTCAGATGCTGACGCTTTGAAAAAGGCCATATTCCGCCTTTCATTCAACGTATGCGTAACACAATTCGTTACGCTTAAATTTCAAGAGAAATATCGGCACTGCACCCGAGGCGACCGGGAGGGGGCATACCCGGGGTCCCCGCCCTGGTATCGGAGTCAGATGCCGAACGTTTTGAACGGCATCGAGCTTGCTTTCACTTCCTGTCTGCCAGCCAGCAGCGCTCGTGCGTGTTCGTCTGTCTTGTCGCTCTTGAACCTGTTGCATCTGCGGTGCGTGAGCCTGCAGTTAGTGAAGCTGTATGGATCACCGCCACGTGAGACCGGTACGAGCTCGTCGACTTCGGCGCTCATCGGATGTGGTGTCTTCAATGTCTTGTCGACTGGCTTGCCGCAGATGGCGCACACGTCGTATGCGGCCAGCACTCTTTGCCTGAGCATGCGCCGCCGGTATCCGTTGCTGACCCGCTCGTTGCGTCGCTTGCTCATGGTTATTCCTTCGTATGAAGTCCTAGCATGGCCGACCACGTGTCGACTAGGGATTCCGTCATCTGCGGATATCCCCTCCCGAGGTTATTCGTGGAGCGCCTTCGGCGGGAGTCGAACCCGCGCATACACGCGGCCGCAAGGAAGAGGATCCGAAGATCTGCGACCGGTGCGATCTGCCACTGATTCCTACGAAGGCATGGACAGGCGGTTTGAGCATCACCGCATCACGGAAGCGCGGGATTGGCTTGCCTGCCGCTGTTGGTGTATGCCCACTCTGACGTGGGTGGGCGGAGCGTGTCCGATATGCCGTTCGGACAGGACGGTGTTACGCAACCCAAGGAGTTAGGAGAATCCAAGGTGGATATGAGAAAAGGGTTCAAACCAAGTCACCTCGGTTTGAACCCTCTAATCCACTGACAATTATGCCTTGCACTTCGAGAAACGTCAAATCGAGTCGCGTCGGGAAAGCTGCCTGTGCACGTCGGCGAGACGGTAGAGCGGCTGTCCCTTCCCGTTCTTGCCGGCTGGTTGGATCCTGCCACGACTGCGCCACGAGTAGATCGTGTTCACGCCGCATTGGAACCCGCATTCGCGCAGGAGTTCGGCGCATTCCCCTGCCGTGAACGCTTTGCCGGATGCGATGCACTCTTTCAGGAAGCCGAGCCGCACGTCCACCACGCGGTAAGTGCCGCCGCATACGGGGCAGGTGACCTCGACCGCGTCGATGGGCGCCGACAGTTCGACACCGCACAATGGGTTCGGGCATCTTCCGATGCCGTGCTTGGAGGGCGGCACGTCGATGATGTCCAGCGTCTTTCGAACCATCGACTCCCACTCATGGTAGAAGTCGGCGATGTCAGGCAGGCGGCGCAGTCGAGGACTGCCGGCGCAGACACGCAGCATGTCCACCAGCGGCGGATGCACGCCACAGGTAGCCCAAGGCATGGCGGGCGGAGCATACAACCGGCGCCAGAGTGCGATCGCGGCATCCTCGATGGCCTGCATGTGGTCGAGCACCGGCAATCGGATTGGCGTCGGCGCGGCTGGAAGGTTGACGCGTCCAGGCTGGCGGCCTCCGTAGTGCGCGGTCGAGTCCAGGAACTCATGCAGCGAATCCAACCATGATGGATATTCCCGCAGCCAGCCGCGCATCAGCCCATCGCATCTCGCGCACATGGTGTCGCCGACAGCGCATCCTCCGCCGCAGACGAGGCACACACCGGCGAGCGCTGGTGTTGTTTGGCTGGTGTTTGTTGTGGTGTTGGTGGTGGTTGGTTGGGATTCGTTGGTTGGTTCGTACATTTGTTCGATTCCCTCCGGCGTGGTAGTCTGGTTTGTGGTAATGCCAGAGCCCGGCCGGAAGGTCGGGTTCTTTGTTTATTCGGTGGCGGAGTCCTGTTTTTCGAGGTTGACGTGTTCGATCTTGGCTCTATGGCGGAGCAGATTGGCGTATTCGTCCATGACATCAAGCTGCCTGCTCAACAGGCTGATCGGACAGACGGGCTCGAAGTCGAGCGTGCCATCCGCATACCGCTGCAGCATGTCCCTGAGCCTGCCGGCACGAGCGGTCAATTCACGGTATTCGACGCGCATCCGCTCCTCATAATCGGATTCGGCGGCGCTCGCGGGTTGCGCTTGGTCGGCGGCGGCGAGCACTTCGATGGCTTGGCGCAGGTATCCGTCGCGGATCCATTCGGGTGCGGTCCGCCATTCCTCATGGATGATTTCGGTGGAGTCCTTGCGGAGCGCCCATTTGAGTCCGAACAGACGTTCGGCGACGGCTTCGGTGCGCGCGTCGATCGGCGGCAGTGGCGGTTCGAGTGTTTCCTCGCTCATTGTTCCGGTTCCTTTCCGTGGGATGATTTATGGTCGGTCTTCCAGATTCTGTGCCAGAACAGCCAGATCATCCAGGCTGGCACTTCGACCCAGATGGTCAGGTACGGCGAGACGGCGTAGATCTTCCACCACCTGCCGCAGATGACGCAATGCTCTATACGCCGGTCGGCATCCTGGGATGGTCCGATGCCATTGCTGGCGCAGATGGCTGTGCCGAGAGCGTTCCGGCACAGATGCGGAGTCCGGTCTTTCATTCGTCGGCCTCCGATTGGGACAGGCGCCACTGCTCGAAAAGACGGTAGGCATCCAGCGAGATGGTCCGGACCGGGCTGAACTTCAACCGCCACATGCAGTCGGCGCACACCTCGGTGAATGTCTTCGCCTGGCCGCCATAGATGAGGCCTATGGAATAGACGGGACTTGAACACCACCGGCCGCACAAATCGCAGGTGTGCATATCCTGCGTGACCAACTCGTCACGCTGCGGCAGGAACGGATTCCCCGCACCCCTTTCATCCACGGCTGCGGCGAGCGCCTTCCTGATCTCGTCCCTGGCGTAGAGGAAGGCGTTGTGTCGGGTCTGGGCGTAGCCGACGAAGGGGGTATTGCCGTCCCTTGTCGCGGCGCGGACGGCTTCGAGTTCCTGGTCGATGAGTTTGTTGAGCACGCCGATGGCGATGTCTGCTTCACTGTCTTTCATTTCGTTTCCCTTCGTATTTGCTGGATGATCGTCTCGTATGGTTTGCGGTGGAAGATGCGTATCCACCATTCGGGGCGGCGGCCCCATATGGTTTTGACTTCGGTGAGAGGAAACCATGATACGTACCATTTTGAGCAATTTCCGCAGTACAGCACCTCGCCTTCCTCCTTCGGTCTGGGATGCTCATGGTCGAACGCTGGCGGCCTTGGCACCAAATAACTTCGATTGCTCATTTTGTGTCCTTGAGTGTGATGCGTTTCATTCCTTCGCCGCCTTCATTTCTTGGACTTCACCGTCAAAAAAATCGATGATGAGATTGCAGATGGCGGCCGCCGACGTTTTGAGCTGGGTTTTTTCCTCTTTGTTTTCGGCTTTGATGGCGAAAACGCCATCCTTGCTGTTGAAATCGATTCTCATTTCGTGTCCTTCGTGGTTGGGCGGACGGTGAATGCGACGAGTCCGGTCTCCGCGTCGTACACCTTCACGCTGCTTCCGCCAAATTCCAGCGAAAGACTCCTGGCGCGTTCCGCCGCGTCACCGATGTCTTCGAACGTTTGAGACGTTTCACCCATGATGATTTGATAGCTCATCTCTCCGGCTCCTTGTCCGCTCCGCTGACATGATCCCAATCGCAGGACAGGCCACCGCCGAGACGCACGCAGCCGAGTTTTCGCGTGTCCTTGAGGGTGATTTCGCATTCCTGCGAGCTCACCATTCTGCCAACCTTGCCGATCACGTCGGTGTGCGTCTCGGTGCATTGCGCGCTGGTGGCTGGCATCACGTCCGGTGTGTCCGCTGTGGCGTTGCCACAACCGGCGAGCGCCATGCACATGGTGGTGACGGCGAGTACAGTGCGTGCTGTTTTTCTCATTTCGTTTCCTCCTGGTGTTTGCGCCATTCGCCGTTGGCGTATCGGTTCCATCCGCGGATCGCGGTTTTGATGCTGTCGTCCGGGGTGGTGATCCAGATGGCGTTCGTACATCCATGGCATTTGGCGATCCAGAGGTAGTGCATCGTGGCTCCGATGATTCGGGCGTAGGGTTCGATGCCGGGTTTTCTTGTGCCGCAGTATGGGCATGGGCTGGTCCTATGCCATTTCCTGGTGTGCGGCTGGATGGTGTTTCTTGTGTGTTTCATGGTTTGCCTTCCGTGATGACGACGGCGCGGATGCCGTCCGAGGTTTTGTTCGTGTGGTGGCGTAAGTCGCAGTCGATGACGTGCAGGCCGATGCCACGGTATTTCAGGACCGCGTGGACCGGACTCAACCGGATCAGATCCAATGGGCCGTCCAACGTGACGTCCATGCCGGTGAGCGCGATGCATCGACGGCCGATCAGGTCGGCGGGATTCCGGTACTGCCACGCCATATGCGTCTGGACCGTCATGGCCGGCCTCCGATCCAAGCGACCAGGACGGCCGCGCACAGGAGCATCATGGAGACCGCTGTCATCACCATGCTCCCTTCAGAAGCTTGCGGTACCACTTGTAGTCGTTGATGTCGCGTCGGATGCAGTCGCGCACCCTGTGCGTGCTGGAATGCGTCCCGTACGGGTCTTCGGGACAGTCCAGGAACGTGAGGTAGCGGCGGAGCGTGGTCAGGTCGAACTTGCGGTAGGACAGCCATCTATCCGGGTCCAGGCCCAGGCGTTTGATGAAGTCGATGTCGAAGTCCACGTTCGTTCCGGCCGGAACCAGCGTGAAGCGTTGCAAGAGGGAGTCGAGATACTCCTCCACGGCATTCGCGACCGCTTCCACGCAGTCGTTCCCGTCGGAGCCGTTCAGCAGTTCGAACAGGAGACCGTTGTCCGTGTGCATGGAGAACGCTATCGGGCTCATGGCCAACAGGTCGAGATCGTATGGTCTGATGATGCGGTGCAGGGATCCGAACGAATGTTCGCCCAGCACGTCGGTGCATTCCATGCCGACCTCCAACGGCAGGCTGTTATTCCTGTTCGTGCCGGTCGTTTCGAAGTCGAGCCAGAGCAGCGCCTCCGGCTTCCCATTCCGGTCTTTGTCCTGTTTCCTCATGATTGTTCCTTCCAAGTGCTTTGCCATTCGATGATCTCGATTTGCGTGAGCCGTTGCGCCGTGCCGTCATCCAGCAGCCACCACCAGTCGCCGTTCCAGTCGCGTATCGGCGCGTTGAGCGGATCACGCCAGCTCGGGATGATGTAGCCGAACCGTTCCGCCTCCGCCGGATGCGCGTGCGTCCAACCATGGCAGCCGGTCGTGCCGGAACCGCACAGTTCGACGATGTTGCTCGGCAGGTCACGCACGGTCGGGTCGGCCCGACGGCGCAACTGCCGGTGGTGGCCGCTCCTGCCCGGCCAGACACTCGGGTCGTGCAGGTTGCGTCCGCAACGCATGCAATGCCAGCCCTGACGTTGCAAGGCGACGTGTTTCGATTCCTGGAATTGCCGGTCGCTCATCGTCGCTCCCTTCCGAACTGGTCGAGCAGGTTGATGCAGGTCGAGCAGTCGCGTTTGATATCGCGGACGAGGTCAAGGTCCATATCGGCGAGCGCCGGGCCTTTGAGCGCGTCGAGTTCCAATCGGTCGGCGGCCTGGATGGCCGAGGTGAGGACGCCGGCCATGTGTGCGATGGTCATGGCGTTCATGCCGCCGCCTCCTGTTCGAACAGTTGTTCGGCCAATACGTCGCCGGGCACGTTCGCGAGCTGACGGCGCAGCATGTCCGGGTCCAAGCCCTGGTTGAGCAGGTCCGCGACCTTGCATGCGAGCTCCATGTACGTGTCCGTGCCTTCGCAGGCTATCGGGCCGAGAACCCGTTTGACCTCTTCGCTGCCCCACGTGAACCGTCGGCGAGCGTTGGAATCCTTTGGCGTGGCGAATCCGCGTTCCTTGCCTTTGACGAGCCAGTTGCGGTATTTCGCGTTCCAGTCGGCCGAGCGGGCTGCCGAGTCGAGGGCCCTGTCACGGAATTTTTCGGCTTCGATGTCGCAGTCGATGCCGAGCCGGTCGGCGAGCGCCCGGTGTTCCTCAGAGGGTTTCCAGTCGGCTGGTATTGGGATTTGTTTTCTCGCGCGCGCGTTACTCTCTATAGTCTTTATTGTTTCTATAGATTTAGTAGTATTGTCTGCACGCTGTGTGCACCCCTGATTCATGCCAGATTCATGCCAGTTGCACCCCTGATTCATGCCTGTTTTTTGGGGTGCATTTCGTTCACCCCTGTTTTTTGGTTTGATTTCTTGGGGTGCATTTCGTTCACCCCTCTGTTTTGGCAGGTGCATGTCATACACCTTCGGTCGACGGTTTGGCGCGATATCGTCGACGATGTGCTGGTTGCCGTATCTCAGGAAGCCCTTCTCGCGCAGGGAACGGAGCTTGTTGTGCACAGTTCGTTCTGACATATGCAGCTGCGATGCGATGGTTTTCGCGCTCTTCGCGAAGCCCTTGCCGTCATCGCCGGTCCAGTCGGCCACCATCATCAGAAGACGAAGCTCATAAGGGTCGAGCCCGTACTCGTGATACAGCAGTTTCCGAACATTCTCCATGCTCATGATTCATCCTTAGAAATCCGGTTCGGATTCCGGCTTGCCGAAATCACCGAACGATGACGACGAGTGTGAGGACGAACCCCACGGGTCGGACGGCGGCAATGAAGCGGTGGCTCCGCCCGTATAACCCGCCGGCGTGGAAGCCGGATTGCCATACGCTCCAGCCGTGCCACGCTGCGCGGTCGCATAGCGCAAGCTCGGCCCGATCTCGTCCACCTGCAATTCCATGGAAGAACGCTTCTGATGCTGCTCGTCCTCCCACGAATGCTGCGCCAGCCTGCCCTGGGCGATCACACGCATGCCCTTGGCGAGACTATTGGCGCAATGCTCCGCCAAGTCACCCCACACAGTGCAGCGGAGGAACAACGCGTCCCCGTCGGTCCACTGATTCGACTGCCGGTCGAACGTGCGTGGAGTGGACGCGATCGTGAAACCCGCCACGCTCCTGCCGTTCTTCGTCGACCTCAACTCCGGATCCGCGGTCAGGTTGCCCACCACCGCGATGATCGTCTCACCAGCCATTAGAACCTTCCTTTCACGGCGAGAGTCTTGATGATGCGGATGGTCTCGCCACCATCCCTGGTCTTCACCATGTGCGTCAACTGCGCGGCCGCTCCCTGATGGAAACTGTCATCAGGCATCACCTCCAACACCGGCATGGCGATCTCGGACACGAACCGGCCCACCAGTCCGGTGAACCGCACGCCCACCGATTCCAGAATCACCAGCTCCTTCCACGCCTCGCTCTCCATCGCCCGACGGCACGCGCCGGCCACCGCCCTGTCACCACTCGTCATCTTCTTCGTGTCGACGTCCTTGACCGGAGCGTTCGGACTGAAATGCCAATGCGGCAGAATCTCCCTCATCGGTCACTCCCCTCAGTCGTCGTCCCTGGACGCGAACCGCACCACCAGCCACAACGCGGTGGCGAGATACACGCCCTCGACCAGCAGCGCGCCGGCCATGTTCCCCGAATCACGCCAGGTGAGCATGAGCGTCACGCTCACGACCAGGCCGATGACCGCAATCGCGAATTTCATGCGGCGCAAGGCGTAGTTCGGACGCCCTTCCTTCCGCTTCTGGGATTCGGGTCTGTCTTCGAGCCGGTAGTCGTTGTCGGTCATTTGTTTTCCTCCAGTTCCTTGAGGATGCGATTGCATTCGCGGCGCATGAATTGGATATCCGTCTTCGTGAACGTGAAATCGGTGCGTCCGGCCGTAGTGAAGAAGCTGACTTCGACTTCGGCGTGGTGGTCACTGGTCTCGTTCTGGTGTTTGCGGACGCGCATCTGCAGCGCGCCATTCGCGAACATGCTCATCTGGCACCTCCGATCATGTTGATGAGTGTGTGAATGATGTCTTTGCTTTCCTCGGCGGTGAATTCCGCCAGCGTTATCTCCTGGATGCCGTCGATGAGTCTGGCGAATCCGTCCACGTCCACCCGGACGTAGAAGCCACTCGACGCGAGCAGCACGTTATGCGGGTCATGGCGTCCCGACTTCGGCGGCGCCGGCGGATTCAGCCTCACGGCCTGTCTGATGCCCATGTCACAGCTCCTTGTTGATCGTGTCGACGATGAGGTCCACGATTCCGGTGACGTCAAGGTCGACGTAGCCGACGATGTGGCCGAGCGCCCGCATGGCCTCCACATCCCCGTCCTTGAATGGGTGGACCAGTTCGCCCTGGGTCTCGAACTCGTCGAACACTGCCTGCACGCAGTCCTTGCGAATCGTTTTCATGCCGACTCCTTTCCCTCGTATTCACATGTGCTCTGGTAGAGGTGTTCCTTGAAGTAGGCGATCATCGGCTCCTTCGGATACATGACGGTCCGTCCGACCTTCACGAACTTCGGGCCGATTCCCGCACCACGCCAGTACGCCAAGGTGCCCTCCTTGATGCCGCAACGGTCCGCGATGTCCTTCGTCGTGTTCATCGGTTTCAGGACCTCAGCGAGCGCAGCGAACGTCGTATCGTCTTCCATCACGCGCCTCCTTTGCGTGTGTGATGCCGGGCGGCGTTAGGAGAACCGCCCGGCCCCCTCCTAAAATCGGTGTCATCCCGCATATGCGACGTGCGGGCCGAACAGTTAGGAGAAGAATCAATGAACCCAGCCGAGTACATGCTGCAGTTCTTCAAGATCGAGGAAAGGGACGATGGATTCGACGATGGGATATCCACATCGTTCAGCAGGATGCATGACGCCGAAACGTGCTTGGACAATCTGATCAAGATGAATGTCAGACGGTTGGGCACGACGAAAAGCGTCATGCCGCAGATATGGCAGAAACTGTGGGAGTCGTACACAAATTCTTCGGGAAACGGATACTGGGTCGGTTTCTCGACTTCCCAGCAACGGGATGTCCCTCTGGATGCGGCCGAGGCGCAGGCATTGGAGATCATCGCCGACAAATCGCCATCGCTACCGATCTCCATCGCCGAAGAGGAACGCAAGACAATCTCCGAGTTCCTGGACGAGGCGTTGAAGGCGGTCCGAGAGGACGACAGTCTGCCGACATCGCTGCGAGTGTACGTACTGGACCTCATCTCCGAAGCGAGACGCAACCTCGACGAATACGCGGCCGGGAAAGAGTTCGACCTGAAGGTCTCCCTGCAGGCCCTGTTCGGAGTGCTGTACATGGCGGAATCGCAAACCGGGAAGCCCACTGTATGGGAGAACCTGAAGAGCAAGATAGCGAAACCGTTCATTTCAGCGCTTCTTTCCGAGGGTGCCCGTCAGCTTGTCGCGTCCGGGGCATCTTTCCTTCAGCTTCCCGGGTGACTTCCGACGGCTTGCAGAACACCAAGCAGCCCTCGTAGAGCCGCTTGCGTGCGAGAAACCTGTTGGATGCCTGCGAGGCGACCATCAGCATCGCGAATCCGAAAAGGATCTCCCAACGTTCCATCCGGCGGAGGCCGGCAATCAGGCAGACCGCTCCGACACCCATGTAGATCAGCGCGAACAGCGCCTCGAACGGATTCGGCTTGTCGACGCGGCACGGCACAAGAGAGTTATCGATCCCCATCACGCACCCGCTTCCTGCGTCGGTTTCGAGAGGAACAGTCTGGCGAAATACGTCTGTCCCTTGCCGGTCATCTTCGGCGTCTTGTTGATCGTGGTGTGCCCGTCCGAGTGGCTGATGGTCGTCTCCTTGATCTCGAACAGGTGAAGGTCCATCGCCTTCTGCGTGGGCATGTTCCAACTGGAGCCCTTGGCCTTGATGAGCCATCCATGCTCGCGGAGCCAGGCGAACAGGCGCCGTGGGCCAATGTCGATGCCGTTGCTTTTCAGGATCTTCGCGAAATCGCCCACAAGGATGGACGTCCTCGCGGTTTCGACCGCGTTGGCGAACGGGACCTTGCCTTCCTGGGCTTTGAGCTGTTTGGCTTGTTCGTCGACCTTGGATTGCAGCCATCGCATGCTGGCCAACGCCATCTGTTCCGGTGTCATCCGTTCCTGGCCGGCCATATAGCCGCCGTGCTTGCGGATGGACGGCAGCACCTCATGCGTTACCCAACGCTGGAACTCCTTGGCCTCCGGCTTCCGAGACTTCATCACAAGACGGTAAAGACCAGGCTCGCTGATGATATACGTCTGCTGCCGGCGACCAATCGAATCGATGACTTCAGTAGTACTGAACTCATCCTTATCAAACATTTTGACGGTCTCAGTTGGATTGCCAAGGTCAAGGATGCTCATACAATCTTTGAGCACGAACCAGGGCTCCCCCTCCTCATCGGTCAAGGTGCGCAATGATGCGCCCTTGAAATCGAACTGTTGGATTTCATTGTTCATTAGATTCTCCTTAGAATCGAGTTTGTGAGTAGTTTTCTTGAGGATCCGGCAGGCTGGGCTTCGACCATCATCGCCGGGGCGTCTTTGGCGTGGAACGTTCTGCAGCAGTTTCAAATCCACTCCATTCGCCGTAGGGACGATTTGTCCAAAACCGATCTGGAGCCTTTTCTTGATTCCACGTCAAACAGCATCGTGTATTTCCGGCTTGTTGGGCCTCTGACGATGTATGACGTCCGAATCCCCCCTCAGGCAACGTTGGGAACAAGCCCCTATACGCCGCTGTTGGCCAAGCGGTTAAGGCCGAATCAGATCTGCCATACCGGTTTCACCGGCGAGAATGCTGTGCTGCTGCTTCCCGATGATTTCGAGATTGAGTGGCGGTCGTCCCACATGTCGCGCAGTCATAAGATTCGTGTATCTCTGACCGAGATAAAGAAGGAGGCGTGGAACCGCAGCTCGAAGAGGGTTCAGCAGATTCGCGAGAGGGCTTCGAGGCCGTAACCAACTGTTCTGCATCAGTCGCGTTCTCGTGGCGATGAGTCAACGAATCGAATATGCCACGCAAGGTCGCACACAAACCGGAATGACGCTCCCTGCGGGCGAGATGCCATCCCGTATCAACGCCAGCGAGATAAGTCCACGCACCACCGAAGCTGCATGGGCCGTAACTTGATCCGTCGGTGACCACATCGAAGCAGTCGCCCTGCTTCACGTCGTCAATCCAATATTCGGATGGAAGCACATCAAGGCATGGCCCTCCGTCCGCTTCAATGGCACGGCATTTCCAAATGAGACGCTTGAAATCGCCCACCTGACCGGGTTCCTTAGGAATGCTCTTATCCATCCCCGTGCAACCGTTGCCGAAATCGACCCGTTCAAGCGGTTCACCTGGAATCCATTCGCGGACATCGGATCTCTTCATCTTCCTCATTTCGGATTCTCCTTTCGATTCATGCGTCGGCGAGCGCTGATTGCTTTCCCGACGTGTTTCGTTTGAGGGCCTTCCTACCGAGTGGGAGAATGAGCAGACCCACGCAAAGAAGGGAGGTGAGAATATGAGCAATGGATCCGATTTCGCGAAGGCGAGCGCCGTGTTTGGGAAGGCCGCCGAAACGTCCGATCCCGACGAGAGGATGAGAGCCCTGTGCCAAGGTCTTTCCCTCCTCGCCAAGGGATTCGATTCGATGGATGCCTCCATGGCATCCGCCGCCTACTGTCTCGACGTGCTCTCGGATAAGTTCTGAACGGAGTTCCTGTATCTCCGCGCTTAGTCGGTCCGCGGCCTGATTGATGTGCCCGAGAATCGAGCCCATGACTTCGGTCGTCATGTCGCGGGCCGACAACTGCCGTCTGACCTCGATGCCGATGCCTCGCAGGTCAAGGCTGGACAGGTGGCTCCTCCTGTCGCCGCCCACTGTTCCGATAACCGTTCGAACTGGTTCCTCGCGGACGGCTTTCCTTATCGCGCCCAGCATCGCCGGGTGCAGGCGTTCGAACTCCTCAACGGAGATTGGGTGGTCGCTTTCGTCCGGTGTCTCGGCCGGAATGTTGATGCTCATTTCGGATTCTCCTTAGAATCGTTTTCATGATTGATTGGTTTTCACAGCACGGCGTCGAATTCGCCGCATTTGTTCTCACGCTCGTCGTGACGATCGTTGGATGGGTTCTCGAGCACAGAAGCTCGAAGGAGCAGAACAAGGAGCGCGAGGATGACATCAGGCTCCTGCGTGAGCAGCTGGACAGTCTGCAGAGACAGGCGACCACTTTGGAGGAGCAGACCGCCATGCAGCGCGCCGATCATGACAAGCCGCCGTTCTCCGACGCGGAATGGGTTCGGGGCTCGATCCGGCGCGTCCGCATCGAGGGATCACGCAACGTGCATGTGGAGTCGGCTACACCACTGGAGGATGCAACAACGTTCCGATTGAAGACGCGATTACCTGACGATTTCGTACCAACCGAGACCATCGAATATGTGGTCAACGGGCCAATACCAGTCGTCTTCCTGTGGCGATGGGCCGACGAGCCGAATATGCCGTTGCGCAAGGTGCGCAAAGTGGCGTATAAGCCGGAGTGACGCTTCCTTCGCGCGAGCTGCCACCCAGCATTGATTCCATTGAGATAGGTCCACGCGTCATCGAATCGGTATGGTCCTGAGTTTGACGTGCAGGTGAGCACGTCATAGTAGCCGGCCTGCTTCACGTCATCGATCCAGTATTCGGATGGAAGCACATCAAGGCATGGACCTCCGTCCGCTTCGATGGCGCGGCATTTCCAGATGAGACGCTTGAAATCGCCCGCGCTTCCCGGCTCTTTCGGAATGCTCTTGTTCATCCCCGTGCAGCCGTTGCCGAAGTCGACCCGTTCGATAGGTTCGCCTGGTGTCCATTCGCGGACATCGGATCTCTTCATCTTCCTCATTTCGGTTGCTCCTTTCGATTCATGCGTCGGCGAGCGCCTGACGCTCACGGTTTGATCTGTTTGATGCCGTCGATTGGTTGCAGGAGCTTGATCATGAGCTGGTAGAGGCTCATGCCGAGCATTCCGGCGGCTTTCTCGAGTTGCTCGGTGGTGAATGGACCCTCACCCTGCAATCGCTTGCTGATATATTGCTCACTCACACCAAGCTCTTTGGCGAGCGCGGCCTGTGTCTTGCGGTGCCGTGCAAGCTCGCCGCTGAGATTCCTTGCGATGGTTTCCGTCTCACTCATCTGTCTTGCCGCTCCTTTCTTTGTTCATTGCCTTGCAGCAATTCTCAATCTACCTATTTAGGTGATTTTATCCGTTTACCTATATAGGTTCTTTACAAAATCTACTTATTTAGATAAACTTCGAGCATGGCAAGAGGACCGAAAAACGAAGTCACCGAAGACAGCAAGAGAATCATCGACATATGCCGTCAGCTGTTAAAAAACAGCGATATATCAATCGACGAATTCTTTGATTCCAGTGGATTAAGCAATAACTACTGGTACAAACGCATGCGCTATGAGGCGCCGTTGAATACGTCAGATGTGGAGCACATCGCCTCCACATTCGGGCTCACCAGCCTCGACATCTACACCCGCGCCCTGGGCAGCGATGCCGCACGAGCCTACGCCGCCCGCGAGCGCGAGTTCCAGGTCACGGATGATCTGGTTGACCGTATCGCCGCGCACCCGGAGGACTATGACGTGGCCGCGAACAAGGATCCGAACAAGACACTCGAAGCGGAAACGCCAAGAGACTGAATTAACAGGAGGGACAACATGGGGAAGCACAGCAAGAACGAGGGACCTTCTTTTAGACACGGCATCCCGGTGCAACGCGACGATTTGCTGCTGCGCCAGCAAATCGAGCAAGAAGAGAAGTCGCATCAGAACACCGCGCCGCAGTCAACGGCTCAATTCACGCCGTCGGCAAGCGTCCCTCTGTTCGGCCGAAAGAAAGAGATCCTGCGCCTTCGTGAGGAAATTGCCAGACTGATAGTGGACAATCAGCGCCTATACGCCGATAACGCCGATATGACTATGCGGATTAATCAGCTCGGTGGAATGGACATCAAGCAGCGCGACGAATTAATCCGCAAGCTCGACGAGGATTTGACCGGCATCAACAGTGATATCGATTCCAAGCGCTCCGAACTGCGCGAATTGAACAAGACAGTGCTGAACCTCCGCGACTACGCGGAGCTCCAGGAAGACGGGTTCTACGATTACGAGAATCCAGCCGAAAACTCGGTGAATCTGTCGGCCAAACTTGCTAAGAACAAGGCAAGGCAGAAGTCCATGGTCAAGAGCAAGACCGCCGTGCACACCACCACCGGATTCACGTTCAACAATTCGGCCGCCAAGGGCAGGACGTTCCTCAACGACATGTCGCGCATGGCCCTCAGCTTGTACAACGCCGAGGCCGAGAACTGCGTGAAGAACGTCAAAGCAGGCAATCTCGACACGTCCATCAAACGACTAGACCGCTGCAACGAGCGCATCAAACGCTTTGGCAAGTTCATCGATCTGTACATCACCTGGGAATACCAGCATCTGCGTATCGAAGAACTGCAGTTGACATCACAGTATATGCAGGCCGTCCAGGCGGAAAAGGAAGCCGAGCGCGAGCGCAAGGCCGAGCTACGAGAGCAGGCGAGAGCACAAAAGGAGCTCGAAGCGGAGATGGCGCGTCTGCGCAAGGAGCAGGAGCACTATCAGAACGTGCTTGGGAAAATGCGCGAGCAGGGCAATCAGGAGGAAGCCGCCAAGCTCGAAGCCCATTTGGCGGAAATCGACAAGTCCATCAACGACGTTGATTATCGTGCCGCGAATATCCGCGCCGGCTACGTGTACGTCATCAGCGACGTTGGCGCGTTCGGCGAACGCATGGTCAAGATCGGCATGACCCGTCGCCTCAATCCGATGGACCGCGTGCGCGAGCTGTCCGACGCGTCGGTGCCGTTCAAGTTCGATGTGCATGCCCTGTTCTTCTCGAAGGATGCGGTGACACTGGAGACGATGCTGCATCATGAGTTCGAGGATCGTCGGGTGAACAAGGTGAACGCGCGTAAGGAGTTCTACTACTGCACGCCGCAGGAAGTGCTCGACAAACTCAAAGAGAAGAACGTGGCCGTGGTTGAGTATCGGGTCGAGCCGGAGGCCGAGGAATACCGCATCAGTCAGCGCATCGCTGAGAAACAAGCACAGAGCAGAGCCTCAGCGCGGGAGATGTGATTGAAGGATCTCCTTTACGAGGCGTCAAGATTGGGAGTCCGGATCGAGGAACGCCGGCTGGCCGGAGACAGGTGCGGACTCTACTACGATCCGCTCCGCCTCATCATCATCGACGAACGGCTGGCCGGATTCCAACGCCGCTGCACCTTGTGCCACGAACTCATCCACGCCAGACACCACGACCCCGGCTGTGGCAGCCAATACGGAATCAAATGCGAGCGCCGTTGCCGCAGGGAGACCGCGCTGGCGTTGATCAGTCCGGTGGATTACGGCATGGCCGAGGAGATTTATGAGGGCGCGGCGTGGCCGATGGCGGTCGAATTGGGCGTGACGGTGCAGGTGCTGATGGACTACCGGCAGCTGCTTCATGATTCCGGCGTGTGCATGCAATAGTTATACGCCTTTATACGTGCTTATAGAACCTTATACCCGTTCGGATTCCTTATAAAAAATGACCCCGGCCACCCGCATACCGCGAGCGCCGGGGTGAAAAACATGTGGGAAGAAGCGCCATGAAAGTGACCATTGATGATCTGTGGCTCAAGAATGACGATGATGGCAATCCGCCGAGTCGCGCGGCCAAACGCTCTTTGGCTAACTCACGCGATCCGATGAAGGCCAATGTGCCTGAGAAGTGGCGTAAAAGCCGTTATGGAGTCGGGATGCGCTGGCGTTGTCATTGGACCATCGTCAAGGACGGTAGACGTGTGCAGAGGGTGAAGCAGTTCGCCAGGCTCGCCGAAGCGCAGGAATATGCCGCGGCCATGGAGGACGACATCCGGCGGGGACGCTACCGCGATCCTCGTCAGGAGCTTCGTGTCCTGGATGATGTGGCCGGCGAATGGCTCGCGTCGAAGGTTGATCTGAAACCCGGCACCGCAGGCCGGTATGCGAGGGAGCTGCGCCTGTACATCCTGCCCAAATGGGGTGGCATGACGTTGCGTGAGCTTCGCCCTGACATGCTGCAGGAGTGGGTCGGCCAGCTCATGGACGGTGGTTATCCGGCCGCGTTGCCGGACGGGCGTGATTCGAAGCCGCTGAGCGCGAGAAGCATCCGCAATATCATGAAAGTCGTCCTCAAGGGCATCTTTGACTACGCCGTCTCGAACGGGTGGATCGGTGAGAATCCTGTGGACAGGGTCACCGTGCCGAAGATCGTCTCCGACGACGACATGGTGTTCCTCTCGGTCCGCGAGGTCGAGTTGCTCGCGGACGAGGCGGAGAGGATCGGGAAGCCGGTTGATGGTCTGCTGGTCAGATGGCAGGCCTATACGGGATGCCGCATAGGCGAATCGCTTGCCCTTAAGGTCGGTGACGTGGA